CCAAGGCCCAACCGACACGCTGCTCCCCGATGTGGGGAGGTGCACTGGCAGGGCGGGCATATCCTGCAGTGCATACATGCTCGAATGCTTCCGGGAGAACAAACCTCTCGGATGCAACGCCGTACGCAAAGCAGCCGCGTTGGCACGCGCCCACGAATACGCAGGGCTTTTGCCAAGTGTCTCGCGGAAATATCTGCAATTTGCGAAAGATATTCCAGGTGCAGCCCACGTCGACAGAGATTTTCTCATGCGAGTTGAGGACGAACAAAACAAGTATGTCGACGACGGCAGCCTGGAGGTCCAAATCCAAGTGCTCAATGGAAACGTGAGCGTTGACGACGAGATAGACGCACTCGTCAAGTGTGGGTTCCCAACGAGTGTCGAAGAGCTCAACTACTTTGTGGAGAGCAATTGGACGCTTGAGGGGCTCAGCGACTGGGGGTGGTTCAGAGGGACCCTCCCGGAGGGGTGGAAGTCGAGCGCCCTTGCATGATAATGTAGACTGAATTCAAGTCGCGACCTGCGGGAGGAAATGCCCGCGGGGAGAAGTGGAGTCCCCCTACGTCACCGCAACCACCCGGTGGTGACGTTTGACATTTTTACGCCTGAATTTCGTCCCCAGGCACCGGACGGGACAGGAGGTTTGATGGCCGCCTCCTTTGACACTGCCTTATACTTCTGCTCTGGTCCTGGAAAGACCAGAGGCGAGCCTGGTACCCGTGTCCGGCGGGAGTGAGGTGAGGCCGCACGTGGCGCGGGAGTTGTGTTCCGCGTAGGATTGGCACCCTTAACACGTGTTAGACGTACCCCTGGTGGTCAAGAAGAGTGACCACCTTGGCCTATCGGTGTGTGGTTTTCACGCACTGAACCTTGGCCCGTGAGCCGTGAGGCGCACTGGGTTGAGTAGGGTACGCTTGGAATGGCAGCGATGCGAACTTGGCCGCGGTACTACCAAAGTCAAGCTGCGGTGTCGGGTTGTTTCCACTCCACACATAGGCAACCGAATTTGCGCCAAACATCCATGGTGCTAGGTGACTCGGAAATTCGATCTATGTGTTGCGGCGTTTTCTTGAGCCCGCCGCAGTGGGGGAGCGCCTTGGTCGAGTGCTCCCAGATGGAACCCTCCTTTATGACTGCAGACACTGCCGGACGAAGATCCCCGGCATCCACATGTTTTGTAAAGAGTGTGGTCTAGGCCACCCACAGCAAAAATAAAATTGTTATGTGCCCGCGCATGTTTTGCGCGGGCCGCCAAGGTGTTCGCACTTGAGTCTACATTACGAATTGACTTGCGCATTTTGCGCTCGCTTGCAGGACGTACGTCCAGCTTCACACGCACCATGCCTCGCATCACCGCGAATCAAGCGGCAGCAGTCGCCCGCACGGACCGCACCCAGGGCAGGGCGCGGGCCGGGAGGCTGCTAACCACATACATTGCTGCGAACACTCGGGCCCAGCAACCCCAACGTCGGCGACGTGCACGGATGAATCAGATGGGTCATTCACGTGCACAGCTAAAGCCGATGGCGGCTGTGCCGCGCTACTACGACGCGTTCTCAAAGGTGCCTGTTCCGGTTGTTGGCCATATGGGTAGTGCGGTTCCGCTTCAGGGACTCACGACGATGCCAGTGACCACCGACACCGCCAAGACAACGATTGTGCTCTTCGCCCCAGGGGGCGGGACATCTTCGTGGAGGACCAACGTCATTTCGCGCTACACGGCAACCGAGGGAGGGGCAGATGTCGCCCGACCGGGAAACCGATCCTACGAGAACATCGCAGCACTCTCAGACGTGTGCGACAGCGTCATGCCTATGGCTGGCTCGCTGCGCATTCGCAATTACACCCAGCGTCTCAACCAGGGCGGAGTGGTCCGCTGTCTGAAACTCCATTCTGGGGTCAATCTCACCGGGACAATCCTCCAATCCGAGTTTGAGAGCCTGGCTGCCCGCATTCGCGAAGACGTCCGCACGCGCGTGTACGACGGAGCGGAGCTCATGAGCGGACGCCAAGTGAACGCTGAGATCGTGGATTCTGCCGTGAACGATTTCGAGACGCTCGACGTTACCAAGACGCAATCTGCATTTAATGCCTCCTGCAACCATCCTCGCATGACCGTGATCGCGCTTCTCTTCGAGCCGTTCGCGTCCGACAATGCGTACGAGGTGCAGGTGGCAAACAAGATCTATGCGCGGTTCCACACGATGACAGCTCTCGCAAACACAGCGGTGAGCCCACCAGTGGCGACGTGGGAGAAGATCAACAAGGCAAGGGCAATTGAAGCTGGCGCGGGGAGCGCTCTAACTATGATCGGGGGCTACATGTCCCGCGCTGCTGTCGGTGGCGCGGAGTTCGTTGCCGCCAATCCCGAGCTGCTCGCCATCGCGGCGTAAGCAGCAACGGCGTAACCTGCAACCTGCGAGCAACCCACACACTGTACGGCTTTGTCCAAGAAGGTGTTGGGTGCACGACTGGGGCCTGTTTTCCAAGGCCCGTCACTAAGACCTCGCTTCGGTGGGGCCCCGAGTGTGGAAGACTCAACCGACGTAGGAGCCGGG